AGCTTAGAATCACAAATAAATAAAATTACATCCGTTGTCAATGATACTCCCCGCGGCGGAAAAACACCGGACAAGTCGGAACTGATTTGTAAGTTAGTTGACCTACGCGAGCAGTACAAAACAACATATTCGGCGGCGGTAAAGAAACTGAAAAAGATTGAGGCGGCAATAGAACAGCTGAATGACCCAAGAGAACAAGCTGTATTGCGGTTCAAATACATAGTTGGTTTACCAATGTTTCAGATATGCGAAGAACTGCATTATGAGCGTACGAAAGTATACGAGATACATATGTCCGCAATAAAAAATTTAGAAAAAATAAAAACGCGGACAAAAACGGACACTAATATGTGATATTATGATAATGTGAAAAATTCACAAAGAGGATTTATACTTTTCGCCTCTTATCAATCGAAGAACCGCCGTAGCGTGTAAACGGCGGTTTTTGATTGCAAATTTTTAAAGGAATGGGGACGTTGAAATGGAACTGTTACAATTAGTTGAAAAATTCAAGAGCGTTTTAAACATAGAAAAAATTGAAGATGTTGTTGATGAATTAAAATCAACATTGTTAAATGCTGAAAAGTGTCGAAAACTATGTGAAGATTGGATTTTAATATGTCCCGATTTAACAATAGATTATATGCAAATGATATTTCAATATTATTTTGCCGACCGCAAGGAAAAAATGCAAGACTACACACCGAAAAGTCTTGCGGTAGCGGTTGCAGAGTTATCAAAAACCAAAGATGAAAAAATCTGTTTAGATTTGTGTGCGGGAAGTGGAGCATTGACAATCCAAAAATGGAACGAAAATAACGATTTAAAATTTATATGCAAAGAATATGATAGTCGTGTTATTCCGTTTTTGTTGTTTAATTTGGCAATTAGAAATATTGATGCGGAAGTTATCCATTGTGATGTATTGTCAGATGAAAATTTCAAAACATACAGGACACAAAAGGGTGATAGATTTGCGACGATTAAAGAGATAACTAAGAGCGAATTTAAAGCTGATTGTTGTATATCAAATCCACCGTACAATATGAAATGGGAACAGCCGGTATTTGCACAATTACAGAATAGATTTTCACAATGTGAAGTGCCGCCAGAAAGTAATGCAAATTATGCGTTTGTATTGACTGCGTTAGGTGACATTAACGGCAAGGCAAGTTTTATATTGCCGAATGGTGTTTTAAGTACAGACAACCAAAAGGAAAAGCAAATAAGACAGTATTTAGTTGAAATGAATTTCATCGAAAGTATAATTTTATGTCCGGATAAAATGTTTGAAGTTACGTCAATACCAACGTGCATTATAACATTTAATAAAAATAAACAGCATTCGACAGTAGAAATGATTGACCTACGACAGAGGTATGAAACAGAACAGCGAATGCAAAACGGGCAGTTTGGCGGCAAAAGTCACACTAACAGGACATACGCGAAAGAAGTCAAGGTTATATCCGAAAGTCAGATACAAGATGTATTGATACAGATTGAACAGTACGGAAACATAGCGGGTTACTGCAAGGCAGTAAGCATTGAAGAAATCAAAAAAAATGATTATGTATTGACACCGAGCCGATACATAGAATTTGAAAATATAGAAAATGCACATAGACCGTACAACGAAATAGTTGCGGATATTAACAGAATTATAACTGAAAAAAATACTTGTAAACTAACAATAAACGAAACAATCGCCAAGTCTTTAGGATTTGACATTGAACTGTTCAAGCAGGACAACGGTACAAATAATGATTTCTCAAAATTGACAGAAAAAATATGTGGTGAAAAGATTGTTAAAAATGATTATTTCAAAACAACAAAAAATAAAAATGAAATAACATTTTCAAATAACAGCAAAGAAAATATTTCAAGCATTCTTATGATGATATTTAACACGTGGAAACAACACATATATTATCTAAATCTTGAAGAAAACAGATATTTAGCAGAACTTCGGGACGCACTGTTGCCGGAGCTGATGAGTGGCAAGATAGATATAGGCGACATATAAGCGGCGGAAAGTTCCACCGCTTTTTTAGTGCAGAAAGGACCAAAAATGAAAATATATTACGAAAAAAATACGAAAACAAATAAAAAAATCCGCAAACAATCAAAAAAATACGGATTGACATACAAATTTTCAAAATGGCTATTCATATTCAAATGGCGATTTAATAATCGTAAATGGTGTGAGTGCCGACACAAGCACAGAGAGTTAGAACGTGCGTTGACAAAAAACGGATTTATTTAATTTTTTGTTAAGTTTTGTTAAGGTGTTTGCGTACGCACACGCGCGCGTTAATGGTAGGAATTAAAAAATAGCGAAAAATATATTAACAAAGTGAGGTGAGAAACTATGACGAAAAAAGAAAAAATGTTCGTTGACGCATATGTAAAGGACATCAAGAGAAATCAGACCGCGGCGGCTATTGCGGCAGGTTACAGTGAAAAAACAGCACCGCAGGCAGCAAGTAGGCTGATGAAGAAAGACGAAATCAAACAGGCTATTGATGAACGTCTGAAAGAACTGCACAAGCAAAACACAGCACAGGCGAACGAAGTCATAGAATTTCTCACGGCGGTAATGCGTGGCGAAAACGTTGACAATATCCCGATATTTGTCGGTGACGGTTTTCAAAAACTGACAGAGGGGAAACCGCCTGCCAAAGACAGACTGCGTGCGGCGGAAATGTTGGGTAAATACTACGCATTGTTTACAGACAGGACACAGATAGAAAATGACGGACCTGTCGTTATTATTGATGATATAGGGGGCGAAAAAAATGGGAACTAAAATATCTGAAAAAATAGCACCGTCATTTTATCCGGTGCATAGAAAACTACACGATAAAAAATATACGCACTATTGGCTGAAAGGTGGCAGAGGTTCAACAAAATCGTCGTTTATATCCATTGAAATTATAAACGGTATAATGAACAACGCAGACGCAAACGCTGTCGCGATCCGCAAAGTCGGCGTATATCTGAAAGACAGTGTGTATGAACAATTAGTTTGGGCGATAGAGCAGTTGGGCGTATCGCATTTGTGGAAACAGAAATTAAGTCCGTTGGAGTTGGTATACAAACCAACAGGACAGAAAATTTTATTTCGTGGTGCAGATAAACCACAGAAATTAAAATCGACAAAAGTATCAAAGGGATATTTAAAATATATTTGGTATGAGGAAACTGCGGAATTTAACGGCATTGCAGAAATCCGTAATATCAATCAGTCGTTAATGCGTGGCGGTTCTGAATTTGTCGTGTTTTATTCATACAATCCGCCAAAATCACAGCGTAATTGGGTGAATAAACACATATTAGAAATTGACAAACACAGTTACACACATCATAGTTGCTATTTAGATGTTCCGCCGGAATGGTTAGGCACACAATTCATTGCAGAGGCGGAAAGCCTAAAGGAACGCAACATAGACGCATACAATCACGAGTATTTGGGAGAAGTCACCGGAACAGGTGGCGAAATATTCGCAAATGTGGATATAGTCAGATTGTCTGATGAACACGTTGACACGTTCGACCAAATCCGCGAGGGTATTGACTTCGGATATGCGGCGGACCCGTTTGTGTATGTAAAATGTCACTATGACAAAAAACGAAAAACACTGTACATATTTGACGAAATTTACAAAGTAGGTATGTCAAATCAATCTGCGGCGGAAAGGATAAAAACGAAGAAGAACACGCAAAATCAAATAATAGCTGATAGCGCAGAACCGAAGAGTATTGCGGAAATGAAACGGTACGGACTGCGCATAACAGGCGCAAAGAAAGGGCCGGATAGCGTAAACTACGGTATCAAATTTTTGCAGTCGTTAGACAAAATCATTATTGATAATATCCGTTGTCCGAAAACGGCAGAGGAATTTTTAAACTATGAATTGGAACCGGACGGAAACGACGGGTTTAAAGACGAATATCCGGACAAAAACAACCATACCATAGACGCCGTGCGTTATGCGTTGGAAAACGATATGAAGAACAAAACTGCAAAGATACGCAGTAGAAAGGAATTATATTAATGCGATTAGACGAAGAATTAATCAAAGACGGTATAACGGTCAAACTGATAGCCGAATTAATCGAAAAACACGAACGTCGTAACGGCAGATATGCAAAATTGATGAACTATTACAGGGGAAATCACGCAATTTGTCACCGAGAGCGAGAGGCGGACGGATTGGCGAATAATAAAATAATGGTGAACCACGCAAAATATATTACTGACATCAGCACCGCATATTTAATCGGCAACCCTGTTAGTTATACACCGTCGGACGGGTACAATATTGACGACATTATAAATGTCTATTTGGAACAGGATATACAGTCGATTGACAAAGAAATCGTGAAGAATGTCAGCATATACGGCAGAGGGTACGAGTTAGTATATTCGGACGGAAATTCACAGCCACGCAGTGTCAAAATAGACCCGCGACAGGCATTTGTCGTATATAACGACGATTGTACGCATTTTCCGTTGTTCGGTGTTTATTATTATAAAACATACGACGTCAATCACGTTGTAACGGGTATTGTCTGCAATATATACACGGATAGCGAAATATGTACATATCAGTCAAAACAGGATAATTGGAACACGCTTGAATTGACATATCAAGCAATACATTTCTTTGGTGGCGTGCCTATGATAGAATACGTCAATAACGAGGAAAAACAGGGCGATTTTGAGCAACAAATACAGCTGATAGACGGATATAACAAATTGATGTCGGACCGTGTAAACGACAAAGAACAGTTCGTTGACGCTATGCTGTTATTGAAAGGAATTGAAATAGACAGCGAGCAAGCACGAGCATTAAAACGCGAAAAGATTTTACAAACCGATAACGACGAGTACGGCGACGCAAAGTATTTGTCAAAATCACTGTCGGAGGCGGACACAAAGGTACTGCGTGACGACCTAAAAGAAGATATATTCACTACATCAATGGTACCGGATTTGTCAGATGAAAAGTTCGGCAACAACCAAAGCGGTGTGGCGATTAAGTACAAGATTTTGGCGTTCGAGCAGAAAACAAAAGACAAAGAGGGTTACATCACAAAGGGACTGAAAGAACGTTTTAAACTGTATAATCATTTTTTAAACCTAAAAAACAATACGCCGATAGTTCCTGTACACAGGATTGATTTTGTGTTCACACACAATTTGCCTGTAAACAATTACGAAATGTCACAAATGATTACAAACCTAAAAGGTATGGTTAGCACCGAAACACTGATAGCACAGTTGGATTTCGTAACTGACCCACAGGAAGAGGCGGAATCGGCACGGCAGGAAACAGCAAACGAATTTCAACAGCAACTGAACAACAATAGCGATATGATGTCGGGGGGCGGTTGGTAATGCAGTTTAGCGTTGAGGGATTGGAAAATGTGCAGGCAATGATTGATGATAAAATCAATAATCTAACCGAAAAACTGTCAGAGGGTATCGCCGAAAGTTGCAAAGTTGTAGAGGCTGACGCAAGAGGTTTGTGTCCTGTTGATACGGGGGAATTACAGAAATCCATAACGTCGGAAGTGTCGGGAACAACCGGCACAGTCGGAACGAACAAAGAATACGCTATGTACGTTGAATTTGGCACATACAAAATGGCGGCACAACCGTATTTAGTTCCGGCGCTGAAATCGAATGAAGAAACCATTGTAGAAATTATCAAAGGCAAAATAGCGGGGTAGCGTATGAAAAGTGAGGAATACTGGAATGATGCCGCCCTAAGGCGAGAAATAGCGGTACAAACGGGAACAAATTATACAGGCGAAGAAATTTTGAAACTGTATGACGAGGCACTGTCGGATATAGATACAGAAATACAGAAAATCAAAATCAATTTTCAAAAGCGTTTCGGCATTGACAACGAAACCGCAGAATATTTCTTGACGCAGGCACAACAGGAAGATAATTTAAAAACACTGATAAAATCGTTGGAATACGCACCCGACGAACAGGCGCGACAAGATATTTTAGCATATATTAGACGTGACGGACTATCTGTCAGAGCCTATGCCGCACGTAAAGAACGTTATGAGGCGGTCAAAGCTGTTATATATGCCCGAATAAAAAAAGTAGCCGTAAAGGAAATAGAGAAACTGTCAGAGCGACTGCAAGCGGTGTACAAGGAAAGCTATTACGGAGTTATAGATGATGCCGCAAAGCAGTTTGATGTTGGTATTAATTTTGCTATATTGAATGAAAATGCGATAAATGCGGCGGTAAGTACAAAATGGCACGGTAAACAGTTTTCACAACGTATATGGGATAATACTGACAGACTGGCAACAACGGCTCAAAATTTGGTTGTAAAATCGTTTATGTCGGGCGAGGCGTGGAGCAAGACGGCGGACAAGCTGGCTACAACGTTCCAAGTTGAAAAGTACAATGCTACAAGGTTAGTACATACAGAGGCATCACATATCCACGCAATGGCTGATTTAAAGGCATATGAGGACATAGGGGCAGAGCAATACAGATATTTAGCAACATTGGACTATAGAACGTGTGAACGGTGTCAACAGTGGGACAATATGGTGTTGCCACTGTCGGAGGCACGAGAGGGATATAACTATCCTGTATTGCACCCGTTATGTCGTTGTACAACAACTATTGCGGTAGATTTAAAAAATCGTCGAGCAAGGGACCCGCTGACGGGTAAAAATGATATTGTAGACGGTTCCGTCACATATCAAGAATGGCACAATAGCCTGTCAGACGAGCAAAAAGAGGCGTTAAAACTTGCAAAACGTAAAGACAGTAACAAGACATCAGACAAACTACAACACGCGAAATACGTCAAAGTGTTAGGCACAAAAGAAATGCCGAGAAGTTTTGACAAATGGATTGATATACGTTATAATGATAGTGAGAAGTACAGTGAGCTAAAGAGCAAATATCGAAATGCGATAGTAAGTCAATCAAGATTGACTAATTTATTTTCACAATACAATAACGGACAAAAAGATTTAATAGTATTTAGGAATATAGAAAAAGAACTTAATAGGAGCAATGTAGGAAAAGAATGTATAGATTATTTGATAAATAATCCTTGCACTGTAAATCTATATTATAATATTGATGTTCGTAAAAGCCTTTTAGGTGAATATATTTCGGGATATGATGAGATTAATATATATGCGTCAAATACAAAGACAGTAAAGACGACGGCTGAAACAATTATACATGAGGCTACACACAGAAGATATAACATATATGGGGATAAGCATGCAGAGGCAGTGTGTATAGCGCAAGAATATAAACATCATTACAATGTTGATAAATTAAGTTTTGCACAAAAAAGAGAGGTTATAAAAGAAGTAAACAGGAATTATCAAAGTTATAAATGGAGGGAGCGACATACATGAAAAAGCCAAGAAGTATAGAAATTATAGAACAAATAAAAAAGAATGGTTCTGTAACCTGTCCATTTTGTAAAAAAGGGACACTAAAACCAATAAACGAAAAGACAGTTGATAATAATTGTTATGAATGTGATAAATGTAATAATTACATCACATTAAATTAAAAAAGCGCGTTTTATAACGCGCTTTTTTGATACAATTTTTTATTGAAAAGCAAAAGACTATAATTCACAATTAATTGCGAAAAAGAAAGGAAGATTTTTATGAGAAAGATATTCGGTAAAATAATTATGACACAGCGTGAGTTAAACCGAGAGTTGGAAAATGCCCGTGTACAGGGTAGACGAGAGGCACAAAAAACATTAAGCAGAGAAAAGCAATGCATTATGATTAACTGCGGATTTTTCCCTGTTACAGATAGTTTTTGGGAGGCAATAGGCACACCCGAAATTATTGGACACGGTTTTGATTGGGCGTATTTTGAACCGGAGGGAAAAAGACAAAAATTTATGCCGTTTCACGGTTGGTTATTTGTAGATAAGACAAGTTTTGAAATCCGTCGCGAGGCGGAAAAAGCAAAGAAAATTTTAAGAGGCGAATATTTAAAAATATAATTAATTCATTGAAAGGCGGTGATAGTGTGAGAATAGGCACAACATACACATAGCAGAAAGGAGTAGTGGTCCGAATATCTCCCGACACGGGGTCAAGTGTTGTCCTGAACAAGACATTAAAAGGTTCTATTTTTATACCAAAATTTAAAAGAAAGGATTGATTTAATCAATGGAAGAACCAATTAAAGAGCCAAACAGTGAGCCAAACAGCGAGCCAAACGGTGAACCAAAGAGCGAGCCAAACAGCGAGCCAAACGGTGAACCAAAGAACGAGCCTAAAGGCGAACCGTCTGCGGAGCCTGCAAAGACATTTTCGCAAGAAGATATTGACGCGGCCACAAAGAAAGCTGTTGAAGAGGCACAAAAGAAATGGAAAGAAGACGCGGACGAGGCGGCAAGGTTGGCAAAGCTGAACAAGGACGAGCGAGCAAAGGAAGAAATGCGTATCGAACGTGAAAAGTTTGAAAAGGAAAAATCTGAATTTGCACAAAAACAGTTAGTTGCCGAAACTGCAAACCAACTGTTGGAACGTGGACTGTCTAAAAATTTCGCCGAGCGTTTGTGTGGTAAGACTGCGGAAGAAACCAAAGCGAACATTGACGCATTTGAAAAGGATTTCAATGCGGCGGTAGAAAAGGCGGTCACAGAAAGAATGAAAGGCAATCCGCCGAAGTTCAACGAGCCGGACAACAAGGGAAATGACCCGTTTTTAGCGGGATTTATCAACTAAACAAAGAAAGGAAGTAAAAAATATGGCTATTAATTACGCAAGCAAATACGCAAAGGCGATTGACGAAAGATTTTCAAAAGAGTCAATGTCAAATGCCGTTGTAAACCAAAATTTTGATTTTGTCGGTGTTAAAACAGTAAACGTGTATTCTGTACCTACTGCGGCAATGAACGACTACACAAAAGAGGGTTCAAACCGTTACGGAACACCAAAGGAATTAGAGAACACCATACAGGAACTGACAATGAACCAAGACAGAAGTTTTACGTTCACAATCGACAGAGGAAACTACAACGATACACAAATGATAAACAGTGCAGGTTCAGCCCTACAACGTCAAATCAGAGAGGTTATCGTACCGGAAATTGATACATACAGATTTGCAAAAATCTGCGCAAGTGCAGGACAAACAGCAACAGGAGCAATCACAAAAGAAAATGCGTACAGTGCATTTTTGGACGGTACAAGTTTTCTAATCGAAAAGAACGTACCGGAGGGAAAAGTAGCGATTGTATCAACTGAATTTTTCAAGTTAATCAAGCAAGATGATTCATTCATCAAGCAGGGTGATATTGCACAGAACATTGCAATCAAAGGTCAAGTCGGTATGGTTGACGGTATTCCTATTGTTGTTGCACCGTCAACAAGATTGCCGGCGGGCGTTTTGTTTTTCATCACACACAAAATCGCAACAACATCACCGGTTAAGTTGTCAGAATACAAAATCCACGACAATCCTCCGGGTATTAACGGTTGGCTTGTTGAGGGTAGAGTTTACTACGACGCGTTCGTATTAGACAACAAAAAGAACGCTATTTACGTTCACAAAAAAGCAGAATAAAAGAAAGGGGCGGTACATATGCGTTTAACAAACGGTACTGATACAGTCAATCTGACAAATCAAATTCAAATCCGTGCGTATCAGACGTCGGGGTATTATGTCGCAGACGGTGAACCGACAGCGGACGAACCGGAAGAAACTGCGGAAACGGTGGAAGAAACCAAGAAACCGACGCGCAGAAAGAAAGAGGACTGATACAATGGATAGTTTGAGTACAGCAAAAATGCTGTTAGGAATAAAAGACAACGAGCAAGACGACTTGTTGTCTTTTTTGATTGATGATATGGAAAATCTAATAAATTCATATTGTCACACAGCCGAAGTGCCGACAAAACTACAAAGTCTTGTGCCTCAAATGGCGGCGGAAATGTACCGCCGAAAAGGGTACGGACAAACAGCCGCACCGCAAGTCATAAAATCTGTTACAGAGGATAAACGTAGCGTATCATTTGAAACGTCGTCAGCGTCAACCGACACCGACGAATTTTTGAAAGAATACGAATCACGTTTAAGACCGTACCGCTGTAAAAGGGGGTTTTTGCCAAGTGACATCAGCAAACGAAAACTATCGGAACATATTTAGCGTGTTTGATAACACAACGGCAAAAATCGCCGTAAAAGGGAATTACGACGATTACGAAAACACATACGACATCATAGAAAAAAGTACAGTTACAGGCGATTTACAACCGTACAGCGGTGATATGGCGTCAAAAGATTACGGACTGCAAATTGATTGTCAGTATGTGTTTTATTGTCCCCGTAATTCCGATATAACGGTCGGTGCGTATTTGATAACAGATACAAAAACCTACGAAGTCACATATGTAGCTGATTGGAATATGGGATTGCAAGTGATGTTAAAGGGGGTAAAGCTGAATGGTAGACGTAAATAAAATTATCCGCGATATTTTAGTATCTATGAATTTAGAGGACGTCACCGTTTGTTTTTATCACCCTGATAAAGAACAAGAACTGCCCGTTATCAGCTATTATGAAAATACGACAACGACAGGTTTTTGCTATGACAATGCGGAACAGGCACAGAACACAGCTGTATCAATAGACATATGGGCGAACGGCGGCGGTGAATGCAGTCGAATAGCGATACAGGTTGATACGGCTATGCAGGCGGCAGGGTGGTATCGTGAATTGTCGCGAGATATGCCACCCGAAAACGGCGTAAGACACAAAGCAATGAGATTTTCAAAACAAGTATATTTTTAGGAGGATTTAAAAAATGGCAAATGAAAATACAGTAGTTAAAAAACCGTCGACAACAATAGGTGTTGACAAATATACATTTTTCAAGGTTGACCAAGATACAGTGACAGAGCTAACCTACGGCACAGGCTATACGTTGCCGGGTACTGTTCAAATCACACCAACCGACAGCGGTAACAGTGATACGTTCGACGCTGATAATAACGCATACGAAGTCAGCACATATATTGAAAAACCGGGACACGACATTGAAAATGCAGATATTCCACCACAGGTAGACGCTATGTGGCGTGGTTTGAAAGTCGACGAAGTCGGCGGTATCGCAGTCAATAACAAGACAGAGGCACCGTATTTTGGTGTAGCGTGGAGAACAGAACACAACAACGGTTCGTACAGATATTTCAGAACCTACAAGGGTAAATACAGTTTTGCGTCTAACGTTGGCGGTAAAACAAAACCGTCAAGCGGAAGTGTAGACCACCAAACAGCCAAGGCGACATTTACAGCGGTCACACCGGATAACAATGACGATATGTATTATTACATTGATGATACAGATTTGACAGCAGAGGACAAGGCTGAAATTGCTACAAAGTGGTTTGAGGATATGAAGTATAAGCCAACGGCAGAACAGTTAAAAAAGGAACAATCACAGACAGTATAATTACGACATAAAATCATTAAAAGAGGGGACACTAATTAGTTTTAGTGTCCCTAAATTTGTATTAAGAAAGGGAATATATTATGCAAAAAGTTTTATCGTTTACAGAGGGAAAGAAAAAGTACGTATCAAAGCCGTTCGATTTCGAGGCTATGTGTTTAATACAGGAAATTCACGTTACAAGGGAAACGGACAGTATCGGCAGACTATGTGGTGGAGCAGTAGACCACCTATTTGAGGGAACAGAGGCAACACAAGATGTGTTAGACAGAAATCCTGCCGAAAAAATGCAAATGTGTAAGCAAGCGTGGATATGGTATATTGAGAATATGACAAGAAAAAACGTCGAAAGTCCGCAAGAACAGGAAACAGTGACAGCGGACAAGGAAACAGAGAAAAACTAAGAGATATTTACGCTGTTATGTTTAAAGCACATCATTTAATGCCCGACGTAGTAGGCAGGCAAGATCCGACAGTGTTATTTGAAATGTTGGACGCATTGAGTGAAGAAAACAATAACAGCGGCGGAAATACAACGCAAAATAACAGAACAGTAGCCGACAGCCCGTATTTGCGGGCTGTTTTTGGTTAATTAGGAGGTGTTTTAATGGCAGATATAGGCGAAATTACAGTGCGAATAACGGGTGACGCATCGGATTTGGCGGCTACATTAGGCAGTGCCAAAAATCAACTGGCGGATTTTGCGAATATACAGGCGAGTAGCGGTACAGCCGGAACAAAAAGTTTAGAGAAATACAATAATCAGCTAAAGACGACTGAAAGCACTATAGCAAAAAGCCGTAAAACACTGCAAGAAACTAAAAAAGCATATGAGGATAACGTTAAATCTGTAGACAAAAATGTAAATGCGTTGAAAATGCAGAAGTCAAGCATTGAAAATATGATTTCTGCGAAAAAAAATGAGATAAACACATTAGAAAACGCAAATAAAATTGTCAACAAGGGTAGTACGGCCTATATGGACAATCAACGCGCTATACAGTGGACTACTACTGAATTGAACGCATTGGAAAAGCAACATAAAAAAGTAAGTTCGGCTATCCAAGAGCAACAGAATAATTTAACTAACAGTAAAAAGGCGTACGAGGACGCACAAACAGCAGTCAGCCAAGCTACAAAACAGTATGAAGAATACGAAAAGGGAGTAAAAGCTGCCGAAAAAGTCGCAAATGCCGAGAGGTGGCAACAGACTGGAAAGGGTTTAAAAGAAGTCGGCGAAAGTATTGATACAATCACAAAACCGATACAGTATGCCGCAACGGCGGCGTTGGGGTTAGGTTCTGCGTCAGCTATAGCGGCAGTCCAATTTGAGGACAATTTCGCGAATGTTAAGAAAACCGTTGACGGCACGCCTGAACAATTAGAGGACATTCGTCAAAAGATAATACAGATGTCCACGACAGGTGTCAACAGACATTCGGCCATTCCACAGACAACGGCAGAATTAAACGAACTTGCGGCGGCAGGCGGTCAGTTAGGTATTACAATCGATAATATCGTTGATTTTACCGAGGTAATGGCGCAAATGGGTTCAGCCACAAACCTTGTCGGCGAAGAGGGCGCCGCAACATTGGCACGTTTTCAGAATGTTATGGGTGTAGGTCAAAACGAAATCCGTAATATCGGTAGTGCAATCGTCGATTTGGGTAACCACAGTGCGACAACAGAATCAGAGATTGCGGCAATGGCATTGCGTATGGGTAAATATGGTTCATCTGTACGAATGTCAGCGGCGGACGTGTTGGGTTATTCTGCCGCACTGTCCTCATTAGGCATTGAGGCACAAATGGGCGGTAGTGCGATAGGTCGTACGTGGCTATCCATAGAAACAGCCGTTGCAAGCGGCGGAGAGGGTTTGACAAAATTCGCAAAGTATAGCGGTAAGAGTGCGAAAGAGTTTAAAGAGCAGTGGAATACTGACAGCTCCGGTGCATTTAACGGACTATTAAAAGGCTTGAAGTCTGCCAAGAACCTAACATTGGCTTTGGACGATTTGGGTATAAACAATACCCAAGATATTCAAGCAATGATGGCATTAGTCAACGGCTACGATTTAGTAACCGAGAGTGTCAATCGTTCAAACACCGCATACAAAGAAAATACGGCATTGCAAGAAGAATTTGACGCCAAGGCTGAAACAACAGCGAGTAAATTGTCTGTTGCAAAGAATAACGTTGTTGAAATTGCACGTTCATTCGGTGATTTAATGTTGCCGACTATTGTTGATGTATCAAACGGCGTGTCGCAGTACACACAAAAAATTGCGTCAATGGACGACGCGCAAAAGAAAAACATAATTACCGCCGGAGCGACTGTCGTTGCAATGGGGGCGATAACAAAAGGTTCGACAGGACTAATCAAATGGGCGGGTAACACCGTTGAGGCAGTAGGCAACATCAAAAAGGCATTTTCAGCAGGCGGAGCATTGGCAAAGTTTGCACCAACGTTGGCGAGTATCGGTGCGGCGGCAGGACCTGCGGCTATTGCATTAGGTGGCGTTGCAACTGCGGCGATTGTTGGTAAAGTGGCATATGACAAGTGGTATCAGTCACAATACAGGTGGAGCGAGGGGCTATCTAAAGGCAATGAAAAGGTCAAAGAAAGCCTTGAAAAATATAAATCACTGAATGATATTCAAGGACAAGTAAAATCGCTAAAAATGGTGATTGAAAGTCCGGACAGTAGTCAAGAACAAGTTGACAATGCAAAAAGCAAGTTAGAAGAAATAAAGGAAATGCTATCGCAGGAATACAATCTTGTAATCAATTCCGATAATTCTAATTTGGACGACGCTGTTGAACAAGTAACAAAACTGTCTAAGAATGAATTGCAATCTAATATCAATAAGCAACGTTCAGAACTATCAAATCTAATAAATAAAGACGCAAAATACAAAGAGGACCGCCAAATCGCGGAAGATAACTATAACAAAGAATTAGCATTACAGACGAAGTATTCAGAGGCTAAATCAAAAGTTAGTGACATAACTGCAAAAATTTCAAAAAATGAAATAACTGCGGCGGAGGGCTACAAAAAAGCACAAGAAATTTATAAAGAAGTTTCCGGACACGCATACGAAAACGGCACAACAGACCAATCAATGAAGAATGCGCAAGGCGTGTTATCGTCTATTGCGGCAAATTATTCGGTAGCAACAACAGAAGCCCAAAAGTATTACGACCAAGTACAGGCTCTGGACAAATCTCATAAAGAACTACGCGACGTATCAGAAGAACTGGCAAACTATGAAACTGAATTAATTAAAATATCTGCATTAAATCAAGACGGCGCCGGAATTGAACAATCCCTAAAGGATATGAAAGAATTTATCGACGTCGGCAAATTAGATATGAACAGTTATGCACAGTCGGCGGCGTTGGCTATGAATGGTATAGATAACCTATCTACAGCGTGGAAACAGGCGGCAAACGGGGACGGTACCGCACTGAACAACATAATTAACGACTATGTTCGTTCAATGACAGAGTTCGGAGCATCATCTGCGGAAACGGCGGTCGGTGTTAGTCTGTTAAATTCCGAATGTACGAATATGCAGGATGCAGTAAATAAGGGCAAAATTGATGATGTAGTTCAGAAAATGAATGAAACAGGTCAAACAATGGGATTGACGACCGAGGAAATCGTTGAGGGTACTGCTTTAATTAAAAACGGATTTGACAGCGTACGCCAAGCCGTTGAAAAAGGCGATATAAACGGCATATTAAAGGATATGATGTCCGAGGGAAGTCAGCAAGGTATTGATATGACAGCGGACAAGTTGACCGAAATGTCGCGTGCTATGGGACTGATACCGAATGAAAAACGTATCAAGATAACCGCAGACGGATTTGAAGTAGTTGATGATTTGACCGCCAAAGTTCGACAACTGGAGGGCAAAAAGTTTGTTGTAACTGTTGACACAGAGGGCAACACAGACGGTGTTGATAATGTCGAGAAAAAGACAAAACAACTTGACGGCAAACAGTGTGAGGTCATGTTTACAGCAGACGGAACACCCGCCATTGCAACAATAGATAATACAGAATACAAAATAGCCGAATATGACGGTACAACCGGAACGGCGAAACTAATTGCCAAAAACGGCGAGGCTATCGGCGTTATTGATTTAACCACAGGCAAAATAAATCTGATTCCTACAACACACGATACAGAAATCACAGCACAGGATAACACATCAGCAGGCGTTGAGAGTGCAAAGGCTAATTTAGATACCGTAAAAGATAAAACAGTAACACTGACCGTTCAGACGGTTCAAGTTGGTGGATTGAGTAATCAAAATGTTCCGGCGGCCAAGTTTGGCAGTTCGGGAATGTTCGTAAAAAAAGCCAAAAAAGCCAAAGGTACACAAAATTTTGAGGGCGGTTTGGCAATGGTTAATGATGAAAAGGGTATATCTGACCCGCGAGAATTAATCGTTGACAAAGGACGTGCATTTATACCACAGGGCAAGGACGTGTTGTTGCCGTTGTCAAAGGGCGCAAAGGTGTACACAGCGTCACAAACCAAGGCGATAATGTCGGGTATGGGTATACCGCATTATGCAACAGGAAAAGACAATTCGGACGCGTTTACATCAGCCAAGGACGATTGGACGCATTACACCAAAACGCACGCAGTAACGACTGCACAAGAACTTGAAAAGTGGTTAGAATTTCAAGAGAAATTCAAGTCGAACGACAAGGATATTGCCGACATAGAGGAACAAATTTTCAGTCTGACACAGAAACGCACGCAGGAGTTAAACAACCTGTCAAAGTCGTATATTGAAGAACGTGCGGCACTGAATGACTGGGACGACAACGGCGACACACCGCTTGACGCATTTACCCGTATTCGTGACCGCAATATGGCGGAAGTCGAGGCAGGACGTATGACGTGGGAGGACTATACGACAGAAATGTCAAGTATAGGTTCAACGTTATACGAGAATATGACCGAATACAGTCGCGATTGGTTGGAACACCAAGAAAAATACAACGGTATGAGTGCCGCCGATTATATCGCCGGTATCGGCAGAATACAGACGTACACCGAACAAATGTACGCACAGGGTATAATCAGCCACAAAGAATATGTAGAGGCAAAAAACAAGCTGAATGAGGAGTATTTGGACAAGCGTAAAGAACAAATTGAGAAAGAGTACGACATATCAAAAAACTACATCAGCGAGCATACATATTTTAACGACTGGCAAGATAACGGCGACAGTCCGCTTGACGCGTACAACCGTGTTATGGATAGGCACCGTGAGGAATTGGCACGCGGTGAGCTGACACAAGACGAGTTTGACAAGTACCAAAGTGAATTAGGTTCTGATATGTATTCGGAACGTGTGGAGCAGTCCAAGAACTGGTTGGAAGAACAACGTAAGTATTACGGTATGACTGATGAAGAATATATCGCCGGTTTAAAACGTATTCAGCAGTATACACAGGAATACTATGATTTGGGGTTAATCAGCCGCAAAGAATACAACGAAAATATGACTGAACTAAATCACGATATGTTCGACCAAGCGGGCGAATCGTTTGACGATATGCTACAGCAACAACAGGACTACATCAACAAACTGCGTGATGAATTTTCTGCACAGGAACAGGCCCTACAGGACAGTTGGACGGTTGAGGACCGCAAGGCTGATATGTCCGAAACACAGGCGCAGTTGGATATTTACGCAAATGCAGTGACAGACAGAGGACAGCAGAAGTACAAAGAACTGCAAGAGCAGATGAAACAACTGCAACGTGACGAAGAACTGTATCAATTACAGGTCAAAAACAATGCCACGATTGAAAAACTGGAGGCGGAGTATGACGCGTTGGAAAACAGCAAGGCTGATTTCATCAAGTCCATTGCAACCAACATTGACAGTATAGACGTGACGGGTATTGTGGCGGATATAACACAGGAAGTCAGCGGCGGTAATGACAAGATAACCAAGACTTTGGGTGAGATTATAGAGGCTATTAAGGGCATTAAGATTGAACAGCAGAACTATAACAACAACAGTAAAATCACAATCAATACGACTGACAGCGCTGTTTTGGGTAGCTATGTATAATGTGCGGAGGTAGAAAATGCGAAACGGATTTTATTTTAAAAACAAACATTCAAACGATTTCGGCGTGACTGTACAAACGCAGTCACGTCCGATTAAACCGGAAATGAAAATACAGACATATGACAGCCCGTATATAGACGGTGAATATGATTTTTCAACGGCAAATGCGTACAACCGTGAATTTTATAAAAACCGTGTATTTAAAATGAATTTGCAAATATCGGCGGCGGATATGTCTGAACTGAACAGCAAAATCACAAAAATCACAACGTGGTTAATGGGACGCGGTGAGTTGATATTTGACGACACACCCAATGTCAAATGGAATGCGTCGGTTATTGAAACAATAGATTACAAACCCGAAAACTACGGACACAAAGCAGTCATTTCGGCGTCGTTCAAGGTGCAGACGTGGGCGGCGTTGGTATTTGATATTTTTGACGGTCCGATATTGGATAGCCAAAACATCAAATTAGATGATGAAATACCAATCGGACCGAATGAATATTACACGATTACAACGGCAGGCGACAGTACAATACATAACACAGGCGACCGCCCTGTCAGACCTGTTTTGCGTGTTACAAACGTCACAAAACCTACAACGATAACCTGTAACGGTATCAGTATTACGGTGTCGGAAAAATGCGTTATTGACTGCGACAAACAGTCGGTAACTGACGTGAACGGCAACAGTATTATGAAAAAAATCAAAGGTAGTTTTTTTGAACTGGAAACAGGGGCGAATACAATAAATTTATCCACGACGGCAACGGTCGAATTTTCATTTTATCCACAGTATGTGTGGAATACAGAAACGGAGGATATATACAAATGGGACAAATAACATTTATGCGATTGCACGACAGATATACAGACAGTTTTGAAACAGGTGAGGTACTGAACTGTGCATATAATGTCAAAGAAACAAGGATATTGAACGATACGGGAAGTATTGAATTTGACTATCCATACGACGAAAAGGCACGTCTAATCAGTCAAAATATGTTGGTTAGTGTAAACGGTCATATATACGAAATCAGCCGAACAACGCGAAATATGAACGGTGCGGATTCACTGCACGTTTACGGTACACCGCATTTTGTGTATGAGGCGCAGAAAGCGTTTATACCGACAATCGGCGACCATATCGGTAAAAGTTCAAGATATGTTCTAAAACAAGCGATTGATATTATATCAAAATTCAAAAAGTCTGTAGGTGAGAAGTGTATTTTTCACATTATGACAAATGCGGAGCTAAGCGAAAAAGGAATGAAGTGGGTTGCAGATGATGAACTGCTGATTGATTTTTTCTCTACCGACAAAACGAATTTGTGGGACGTTATAAAAACGATAATAGAAAATTTGGGGCGTGGCGAGATATTCCACGAAACAACTATCGACAGTAATAACAACATTGTATGTAACATTGCCATTGTTGAACGTATCGGCAAAGATAACGGCGTCAGACTGCGTTTAGAAAAGAATATGCAAAGTATATCAATAGAACGCAACGTAAGCGATATGATAACGCGTTTATGGGCGTTCGGAAGTGATGATTTAACGGTCAGCAGTGTAAACGGCGGCAAAGCATATATAGACAGTCCAAACATTGAAAAATACGGAGTACAAGAGGGGTACAAAGATTACAGCGACTATACGTCAGCGGACAAACTGTACCGTAATGCAAAGTGGGAATTTGACGAGGATAACGAGGATAGAATTGACGTGCCACAGTTGACAATCAGCGGTAAATTGATTGACCTATCAAAATTAGCCGAATACGGCGAAGCGGAAAAGTTGGAAATAGGCGATACGGTACACGTATTTGACATAGACGGTACGGAATATGTACAAAGAGTAATTGAGTATCAGGCATATCCGTTGGAGCCGAAAGAGAGCAATATATCAATCGGGCATATCAGACGTGATTTTTTTATCGGACTATGGCAGACAGAACAGGCAACAAAGAAACATGCAAAGTGGCAGACTGCGAACAACAGTGTAAATATCCGAAAAGTACAAGGAACGGTGAACACAGACCGAAACGAAGTGCAGAGCGACAACGAGCTGTTGAAGATTGTCGGCGATTTGCTGACGATAAAGGACAGTCAAAGAGATAGAATACATATCGGTAATGATGAAGTTGATAATAAAAAACAATTTGTATTTCTGTTATATGACGTTGACGGAAACCCTGTAATATTTTTTGATGAAAAGGGTAACGGAATTTTCAGCGGTACAATAAGAGGTGCAAAGATTGAATCAGATACTGACATCAATGTAAATAAAGACGCGAGTGTAGGACAGTATTTAAGAGTTGGATATATCAGCTCATATGTAAACGACGAGGGCAAGACGATATATAAATGGTCTGATGAAAGCGGTATATTATTAAGCGGATATACAAGCATTAAGACTACAAACGGCGGTAATAACCTTGCAATCGGGGCAATGTCATCAATAGAGCTTAATGCTGCTAAAGTTATGCAGAACGGTAAACGATTATTGAATGAAGCTGATTTAGATAGTCTAAAAGCACAAATACACGAAATAGAAAAGAAAATTGCAGGTTTGGAAAGTTAGTAAAATAATAACTCCCTCAAAAAGGGAGTTATTAAGCTATCTCAAACTATTTATGACAGGTATGATTGTTGAAACATAATAATCATACGGAATTAAAGTAATATCATTCTCTGAATAAGGTATATTTTCAAGAACAGATATTCCGTCATGACGAGTTTTATCGTAGAAGTATGAGCCTGCAAATTCATAATTTCCTAAACCAATATCTTGGAGCATTTCTTCAATGTTTGATTTACGGACATATTGCACACCGTCAATAACTTCGATTGCGACTTCCGGCAAAGGTGACAAGTCAGTTGTGGACGGCTTTACAGTCGGTGTCGGTGTTGGTTGTGCGGCGGTATCGGTGTCAATAGTGATTGTATCGTTGCTGAAACCAACATTGAAACCGCCGACAGCGTCGGCAACGTCACGTAATTTGAAATATGTATTATCGTTGATATTGTAACCCTCTATCGCTGTTTCCGTACCGTTTACGGCAACAGGGAACGGGTTAGCCGTTACTGCATATTCTACGGCGAAACCAGTCGCTGTCGCACAGATTATCCCGCCTGTTATAAAACCTAATATAAATTTTTTCATAGCTTGTAGCCTCCTTTTGTTTTTAATATATAATAATTTGTGCATTTTGTCAATATTTGTTTGACAATACAGCATTAATATGGTAATATAAAAATAAAAAGAAAAAAATTCTAAAAAACTATTGCTTTTTTTAAGCAGATAGAATATAATATAACGCATGAGATAGGCCTCAACACGCCTCTTCGCAATGCGAATGCGTACCATGTTGAGGCTGCTTTTTTATTTTAGGAGTATTGTATGGAAATAAAAAGACCGACTACAATAGAAGAACAAATAAAAATTTTAGGTGGTAGAAAGTTAGTTATTGAAGATGTTGAATTCGCTCAAAATGTACTTTTATCGGTAAATTATTATAATTTTACTGGTTATTTACATACATATAAAAATGCAGATGACAATTACGAAAACATTTCTTTTAATCAAGCGTATAGAATATATCTATGCGATAGACGTATTAGGTCTACTATATTATACGCGATAGAGAGTATTGAACATAATTTAAAGACGAAAATCGCTTATGTAATAGCGATGAATACCTGTGCAACATCTTACTTAAACAAAGATATTTTCGTGGATGAAGAAGAACACCAAAAACTACTACAAAAATTTGGACAAGCAATAAATAGAAATAGTAAAATACCATTCGTAAAACATCACATAAAGAAATATGACAGAAGATTTCCTATTTGGGTAGCTATTGAAATTTTTACCTTAGGAATGGTGTGGAATTGTTATAAAAATTTAAAGACACCTCTAAAAAAGAAGATTGCATCAAAATTTAATATAGGTTCCGTTTATTTGGAGAGCTGGATTGAATGTATATCTTATTTACGAAATGTATGCGCACACTATATGAGGTTATATAGATTTAAGGTACAGAAGACACCTAAAAAGAGTAAAAAACATAGTATGAATAATATATCTCACTGCATATATGACATTATAAATGTAATGCGTTTTTTAATGCCAAGTAAAGATGAATGGAATAATTACATAATTTCTAATATTGCTCAAATCTTTGAAGAATATAAAGATGTTGTAAGTCCTGAAGATTATGGTTTTCCAAAGAACTGGGAAAAAACTTTAACATTATAATATTGAAATTAAGCACGTCTTACGGCGTGCTTTTTTCGTACCAAAAATGAGGTGACACAATGTACAGACGAATACCACCATAGCACGCTTACGGCGTGTTTTTTTTATGAAATCCCAATTAATTACGATTTAGAAAGGACGGATAAAATGAAATTAAATTTTAATTTTGACGGTAAGACATTTTTATCGAAATGGTGGAAGATTGTTCGTGATAATTTCACGGCAATTCAAACCGACCACAACACACTGTCCGACAAATTGGACACAGAAATAACGCAACGCACCAACGCTGATGTAGGTTTGGCGGACAAAATCACAGCCGAAACCAAAGCGAGGGAAAGTGCGGATAGTTCGTTAAGCAGTCGCATAAACAACGAAGTGACAATACGACAGGCGGCGGATAATGAACTGCAACGTAATATTGACAGTGAAATCACCGAAAGGCAGACGGCAGATACCAATATTTCAAATTCAGTGAAAGCCGAAGAATCAGCAAGAAAAAGTGCTGACAAAGAATTGAAAGCACGTATTGATGAAATCAATGCGAACACCGAAACAACTATACTGTTTGGCGACAAAAAGCAACATACAGTAAAATTTGTTGCACCGAGTAAGCCTACACTATATTTTGACGGACAACAAGAATATTATGGCGAGAGTATGGCGGTTGATATTACACTGAAAGACGCGTTTTACATTGACGGGAAACAGATTGCCGGAACGTTTTCAGAACCGTGTATAAATGTACCGATAGACGGCATTTATATTGTTGTTCGCTATGATTTTAGTAATAATATGTGTAGTATATCATCAAATTCTACATCTGTACCGTCGGCAATTTCGGGTGATGTATGGACATTTACATTGTATCATATTCACGATATAAATTTAGAAATGAAGATAGACAGCGAATCGCCGACAGGGGAAAGATATGAGTTTGTATCGGCGACGGTTGATTATGTCATAGAAAACGAAAATACCACAGGCGACAGTTATTTCATAACCAATACATACGAACGTGTTCGTACATTGGCAGATTTGGCAACTGTCAATAAAAATTCATTTATTGACGCTGTAAATGAAAATGCAAAAAATATTACAGACATCACCAAAAACCAAATATCTGTCGTGTGTGACGGCGACCACGACGAATTAAAAATACAGGCGGCGTTGTCGAGAGCCACACGAGGCACGGTAGTATATATCATGGGTGATTGTGTACTGACTAACGAAAACACACAGGACAGTGGGCTTGTTTCGGGGTTCGGTCATTATAATGCTATATTAAATGTAGGTATACGAGTTACATTAGACGGTACTTACTGTAGTTCAATTACGTTTAAAAATACCAATCCTGCCGCACGTCAAGTTATATTCTTCTTGGGTATTATGGCGAAGTTAAAAAATATAAATTTCCAAGAGGATAACACCACCTGTACTCAAACATCTGTTAATCCTATGATTTTATTTGGCAATAGTAACGCAATCGTTGATAATTGTGTATTAGGCGAAGTATATGATGTAAATCAAGATGATAGTACCGTTGGTAATATCATTATGTGCAGTGGTTCAAAATTTACAAACAATGTTATTGACGGTTGGTGCTTAAAAACAAAAACCAATATAGGTGCATGTATGAAATTTACAAAAGTTTTTGTAGATAACAATAAATTTACAAATATATGGACTACCGATAATTCAGATTCGGGATATTTAATGTCTGTATCAGCGTCGATATTTATAAACAATGTATTTGAAGATAACACCATACCACAAGGGGAAATATATTTCAGCGGTAACAACAGTCTTTGTAATCATAATATTTTCAATAGTAGTGATATCGGTAATATTACACTGGCAGGTAATACAGCCAATAATGTATTTATTTCGTTAGATTTGAACGAGTATATAGCAGTCAAATTGAGAAGTATCTGCAATGACAATACATTCTTTGGATTAAAGGTAAAAGAAGGTGACTGCGCTTTTGATTTGGGTGTAGAAGCAACATTCGCAAACAATTATATTAAAAATCTGTCTATTATAACAACAGATAGTACAGAAGTTAAGGGATATAATATCCTTTATGCAAACAAGGCATTTTGTCGTGATAATGTGATTCTATTATCTGCGGCAACAAACAAATTAGAAAATCTGTACGTTATCGAAGCTAACGCCTCGTCGGTTGTAACGGGCAATGTCACAAGTGCAAGCTCAATAGGTCGACTGGACGAAGGTTGTGTGGCTGAAGGTAATACGGTTGCGTGGAGTTAAGGAGGCTATTATGTACAAATTTTATAGTAAAAACGGGCAGGCACAATTCTATGAACACGGTGTCGAAATTGACGGCACTGTGTACGGAATACATACCGACAGGGATATATTGCGAATTAAACGCAGTGTTGTAAACAGCAAATTTGCTGAAAGCGAAGAAGATTTTGATATGAATGTAGAAATCGCAAAAATTCAGCATACGGACGTTACGTTTGAACAGCCTACGGCAGAACAGCTGTCACAGATACAGTCAAAAACATTTGACAGTATGTCGGATATGAAACAATATGTTCAGTCTGTTATGAACGGTGACGAAACAATGTCACAGGACGAAATCAACGCAATGCTGTTATTAAAAATTGCGGAAATGGAGGTAGCAATTACAAATGAACAAACGACTAATTAAAATGTATTACAAAAAGGGCATTTACAAAGAAAAGGATTTAAACACATTTGTAAATGCCAGATTTATCACAGAAGACGACAAAAAAGAAATTATGGAGGGTTAAAAAATGAACATATGGGAAACAATTAATGTATTTTGGGTTACATTGGCGTGTAACCTATTTGTCAAGACTGTATTTATTGCAGTAATGTTGGATACAACTCTCGGCTTGCTCCGAGCAATCAAAGAAAAAAAATTCAACAGCTGTTTCGGCATAGACGGAGCCATCAGAAAAATAGCTATGATTATATCCGTTGTTTTTCTGGCAGTATTGGACAAGCTGATAGGTTTTAATATGCTACCGTTTGTGCCGGAAGAAGTGCTTAAATATATAGGTATTACACAAGTGGGCATATGTGAGTTTTTCTGCTTGCTGTACATAATGTACGAAAGTATTTCAATACTGAAAAATATGTGCTTGTGTGGTCTGCCGATACCGAGCAAATTGCGAAATGGTATCGAAAAGTGGCTTGATACAATGACATCAGAACTTGAGGGGAAGAAAGGGGAATAACTATGACACTACAAGATACTGTTGCACTGATGAACAGTGCAGATTACAAGGAACGTTTCAAGGCAGAATATTATCAATTAGCCAATAGATTCAAAGGGTTAAAGAAAATGTTGGAGGAATGGGACAGGGGAAAACTAAAATTTTCCCCGACGTGTCCACGCAGTACATATAACATACAACTAAACGCAATGGCTGACTATTTGGCAGCTTTAGAGGCACGTGCAGTAATGGAAGATATTGAATTGAAAGAGGTGTAATGAAATATGACAGATAAAATTTTTATAAATGCAGTAAAAACATTAATCGCAAACTATTTTAACAACAATGTTGATGTGACAGACGGTAAGAAAATCACCACAGATGATGTGTATATCGTGTGGAGCTGTAAGACATTGCAGAATTTTAAAGCGTTGGCGTCAACAACTGTATCGGACGGAATGTATTACGAAATTACATACAACGGTGATAAAAATGAGATGTATTTTGACGCATACAAGAAGTGGAAGAATATGACCGTAAAGGAGTGGTAATTTATGAGAATAGGAATAAACTGCGGACACACCGTCAGTGGTGAAGTCGGTTGCGGTGCGGTCGGCTACATAGACGAGAGCGTAGAGGCACGAAAAGTCGGCTATGCACTTGAAACGTTATTGAAAAATGCAGGTCATACCGTGTATGACTGCACCAACGACCACGCAGACAGTGTAGGCAAAAATTTGAGCAATATTGTGAATATGGCAAATGCACAACAGCTTGATTTGTTCGTGTCGATACATTTCAACAGTGGCGGCGGAAAAGGTACGGAAGTTTGGACCTATGGCGGGGAAGTGTTCCCTGCGGCGGAAAATACCTGTAAAGCTATTAGTGCGTTAGGCTATAACAACAGGGGTATTAAAAATGGTTCAAAATTGTACGTTGTCCGACACAGCAACGCCAAAGCTATGTTGGTTGAATGTTGTTTTGTTGATACGGACGACGCAGAAAAATATAAAAAGATTGGTGCGGCAGAGTTCGCAAAAGCAATTTTCAAAGGAATAACAGGGCAGGAAACAGAAAGCGAGGATTTAACAATGTCACAATATACAGAATTAAAAGAATTAATCGAAAAACAGGCGGCGGAAATTGCTGATTTAAAGGACGTAAATAAACAGTTGGTAAACGTAGTCCAAAATACTATGATTTACGACTATAACGACAATAATATGCCGCCGTGGGCGAGAAAAGCCGTACAAGCCGCAATGGATTGCGGAGCGGTACAGGGTGATGAGAACGGCAGATTAGGTTTATCCTACAAAGATTTACGTGCCATTGTACGTGAATATCGTTGCGGACTGTACAATAAATAGGACATATAAAAATAGGTGGCTACGTGCCACCTATTTTTTATTTGTTTTCGTCTGCAATTCTGTTGATTGCTTCAACCAACAATTTCTCCGCCCACGCAGGCGGTTTTCTATCGCCATTCTCCCAATGCGACAATGTGCGTAATGGGACTTCAAAACGCTCTGACAATTCTGCCTGCGACAATCCTGCCGCAAGGCGAGCCTCTTTAATTTTATTCATTTTTTCAACACTCCTTCGCAGTGTCAATGGATTGTTTTCTGTATATGTTACGCAACAACGGTTCGCCGTCGCTACCAGTTCCTACAACATCACCCCATACACGGAATACGGGGCGACTGCTGAATGATATGCTCCCAAAAACCTGTATATCATTTTCAGGTATTATTTCATATTTTCCGTCGGGGTAAAACAACGCATTATATACAGACACACCGTCTTCATACAACTCATCACGATAGTTGTATGATTGTTCCTTTTCAGGAACATCTCCAAACCGTATGAACCCTTTCTCACCTGTTTTTCGTCTTGCCGCGATACTTTGTTCTATTCGTTCTTTTGCTTTCGCGGTTTCTATATGTATTGCGTCTATTACAGGCTCATTTGCTAAATTGTTTCTTATTTCGCAGGAGAATCCTTTTTCCTCTAATTCTTTGACGATTTTCTCAGCAACATTTTTGATGTCGCCGTCAATCTCCCACTTCATATCGGGAAGATTGTTTGCAACAGTGTGAGCGGCGTAGTATCCGTTTTCCCCACGCCAAGTTTCTCTGCCGAATGTACTGACACATACCTTAGGTTCATACCCACCAAGTGAATTTTTTAAAAGTACTGTTTTCATAAAAATCTTCCTTTCGGTATCCCCCCGCCATTGGAATGACGGGGGATAAGTTTGATTAATCTTCGATTTCTTTTGCAACGAAATCGAAGTAATATTCAACAACTTCATCATCGTCATTATATATCAAAATTGACTCATCTTTTAGGTTTACTTCGGCATACATACCGTTTGTATCATTTATATTATCAGCTAAATAATATAACGCATTAACGATTGCTTCTTTTTCATTTTCGGCTTCGACATCACCGTCTACGATATTGTATGAAATATGTTCGTATGGCTCTTCACCTGCGTATTGTCTTGCATTTTGTACACAATTTTCAACTTGAAATCTTTTCATTGTTTTGTCCTCCTAAAATTTATTGCTTTTGGTTATTATTTCCGGCAAAATTGCTTTCCATTTCCGCGCAGACATGTTAAACTAGAAGCAGTAAAGTCACACTTTTTAACGCCGATACGGCACACAAGAAAGGCGACCCGCCATGGACCAGATCGTTCAGCTGTTGTTCAACCCTAACCACCAGGCCCCCAGCCCGCTTGTGTTGGCGGTGTTGGTAGCGCTTGCCGTGGGCATGCCGCCCATCATGCGTTACCTGGCCGGGAAAAGCAACAACGATAACACGCGGGGCAAAAAATAACCCCTTTACCCGGTGGGCACGCGGCAGCGCCGCCCGCCGCTGAGAAAACGAGGTGCCTG